CCCAACCAAAGTCGGTATTTAGAATCCTATTTTTCACCCGGATTCGAGATTCTAGTTTAACGTCTGGTTAGAATCATCAGACACTACTGCCCTTACCCAAGGAGCGCGATGGCGGTGGAAACGGCGCTTGCCACGTTCCTGCCAGTTTCGAAGGCGCGCTTTGCCCAATGAACGGCGGAGACCATACGGTCGGCACTGGCGACGAAGGAGTTCAATTCCGGAATAATCAGATTGGTCTGACTAGTTAACGGAACGTACTCATAAATGATGCGAGCCCTGATTCTCACGGGATTGGTGCCCGTGTAACCATTAATCGCAGCAAACGGAGTAATCCTCGGCACAGTGTTGCCATTCGGTGCATCGTCCTGCACGAAAGTGAAGGACGTTGGGTCGACGGGAGCCCAGAGCGACTCGGTCACTAGACCGGGCGTGATCGGGATCGTCTTGACATTAGGTTGGCGTTTGAGCCCATTAGGGGTACTAACGTTGTTGGTCCAACCCATGCCTAAGATTTGTCCATAGGTCACGTCTCCCGCAGCTGCGGTGAAGACACCCTCAACTCCCACCTCCAGGGAGGCTGCCACAATACGTCTCCCCTGATGTAGATTCGATCGAAGTGGGGAAGTGTCACTCTTACCTCCATAGGCATGGAGGTTAGTTATAGTGGTATCCAGATTTCCAGCGGTGTTCGTTAGTAACGTTCCGTCGGAGTCTGAATACGGGTCTAGAGCCACGAAGAGAAAACCGGCGACGGTGTTCACTGTCTTGTCAATGACCAACTGTGCCGAAGCAGTTGCAATCGGCAGGGTGACCGGCGCTTTGGCCGTGTGACGTTGTGGGGCCAGTAGGCACTCCAGGTATTTAGCAGTTAGGCGCGACTGCTCTGCCTGGAGACTGGGAACGTCAAGATCCGAGATCCGGCTGAGTTTGTTGTTCCGCGGAGCGGGTGCGTGAACCTGTGAAGGTTCAAACATCGTCTTCGAGCGGAAGGTCTCAGCCAAGCCCTGACCGACCAGGGCTTGATCCATTGGACTCCGACGGGCCTCTCCCAGCGCTTGCTTCATTTTTAGGGCTTGAAGCTCAGCCCGTTCAGCTCTCGCCTTGGCTCTCTCCAGAGCCACGTTGTTGTTCTTGCTCTTTTTCGAGACTACTTGCGCTTTCTTTACCATAAAATCTTTTGCGCCAGACTTCGAGGGGTTCGCGTCATCGACCCCTCCGCCGCGTAGACGCTTCGAAGTCCTTCGTCCGGCAAGAACAACTCTCGCCTCTTCTCTCAGATCCTGGATCTGAGATTCATTCCAGAGTCTCCCGTTTAGGGGGATGACGCCACTGGGGATAGCACGCTCCACCCTTAATGTCCAGTCACGTGGAATGTGGAGCTCGGCCCTCCCCCAAAGCTCGGGATTCATCTGAGAACTGGCCAGCCTCGTGCATAGCCCGTACTCACTTAAAATGAAACGCCCAACTTTGGCGGCTGACACTGGAGAACCAGGGGATATAACGTCCAGGAAACGCTGTCCGAAAATCTCATAGATCTCGGGAGGCAAGTCGAGATGCGCGATGGCCATCGCGACTCGCTGCTCATCAGGGAGCGTTTGAGACTGGAGGTTGATCAAAACCCCGGCTTTGTAGAGACGATTGGCGAGGGGCAGGATTCCCACAAGGTCATCATCGATGATGAATGACTTGCTCAGCATAGTGTGCGTGTGCAGAGGTCCGACCTTGAAATCCTTGGCTACCTGGCCGAGGCCGCCCATCCCGTGCTCATTCCCAAGAGCCCGCACAACCATGGCGGGGTCAATTTTCTTGGGGGTCCAACAGAGCACGTCGTCACCAGCCGCATAGAACCGCGAGGCTCTGTACATCTTGGGGTCGAGTTTCCAGATCACGAACCGATTGTACAAGATTGTTCTCGTGGTATTGAAGAGCGTGGTGAGTGTGGGGTGGCCTGAGAAGACCGTACCGTAGATCTTTCCCTTCATGCCGGTCTGGGTGGAGAAATTATAGCTGGGCCGGAAAAAGGCCGCGACGAGATGTTCATAATCCTCCACCTGGAGGGGCGAATCCTCATGCAGGCAAATCATCTTGAGAAGCTGGCCTCCAACGAAATGGTCCACCGTTTTAATCAGCGAAACATGCTGATGAGCATCGTGGGAGGAACCATCGTAGGAGTAACAACTCTCAGAGGTGAAATACCCCAGGTCTCTATCTTCAGCCAATTTCTTGGCGAAGTCTGTGAGACTATACCCACTGATAAATCCGGGCTCGACCATCTTCATGGCCCGTATCATCAAGCGGGTAGCATAGGAGCCCACTCCTTTCATTGCCGGACTCGGGTTGAAGATCATCCTGGGCCGGACATCCTTCAAGTCCTCGTAGTGAACCTCATCTGGTTTCACGAAAAGTTCCAACCTCGGGTCGATTCTCTCGTCCCGACGGAAGAGTTCCCAGCCTTGCCGATAAATGGCTCTTTTGCCAGGATCAGGGACACTGGAGAAGAAGGCTTCTAGATCGAAGTCCCCCTTTGTCCAGCTCTCAATCTCTTTCTCGATGACGGGTCGAACCTCGGGCCACCACACATCCTTGACGAAGCGGCGGAATTCGGCGACGACAGCCTGGTCAGGACAAACGTGGGTGTTGAACCCTCTCGCGAAAATCGCCGCATAGAGATTGACCTCACAGGAACCGAAATGAATGCCACCTTCGACGTCGATGAGTTTTTGGTATGTTGCCTGACGACAGGTGCATCTCGGTTTTCGTCCAGTCCGGGTAATTTCGAGGGCTGTGTTGCCCACAGGGTGGTAAAACCGTTTCGACTTGTGTTCGTCGAAATGCATTTCGAGATTCAACTCGAATGCGCCCTCCTTTTCAGGTAAATCGCTCCGGAACTTGGACTCGACCCATGAGCTCGGATCTCCAGCTCCACGCAACTTGATTCGTTGACCAACATTCGGCTTTCT